TTTTTTTGATGACCAAGCTGCTGTAACTGTGGATACACCGGCCTGTCTGTATTTTAATGCAATATTTTCATTAAATTCTTCATAATCATTAACTAACCCAACTTGGTCAGGGAATAATTCCAAAGGCACATATTTTGATACTGTATTATCGTAGGTCTGTAAGTAAGTTTTTAAAGCGTATGGTGTTGATTTCATACACTTTGCATATTCTAATAATATCTGTTCTTTTGTTAAACTCATATATAATAAATATAGTTTGGTATATAAATAAAAAAACCCCTCATTGAGGGGTTTCTATTAAATTGACATATTTTCTTCGTCTTCAGAGTCATCACCTAAGATGTCCCGAAGAGATTGTTCTTTTATTTTTTCAATAACATAATCAGCAATTTGTTGCATAATTTTCATCGCTCTGTTTCTGTCATTTTCATCATAAGAGTGTAGTAGATTGTTAATCTTAATAAATTTTTCTTTAGGTAATTTTGTAAATTCTACAAATATATCTGATTGGATTTCTTTTTCATTATCAATTAATATATCATCAGGTAAAGAACTCAAATATCTATCCCAAATTAAACTACCAACAATAATATCCCACATCTCGTTATCAATAACATCAGTTTTAGCCTTAACTTTCTGAGCCATTCCTGGTGTTGCTGGTTTATAATAAGATTGCAACATTCCATAATACCCTTTCATTAGTTCATGTACTAAAATTGGGAACATTATAGCCTCAGCTTCAACAACTAACTTTTTTTGATAGTCTGATGGGTCTGTGTTTTCTTTTTTTGCGGATTCTTCGGATTCTTTATCATTCTCCATTCTCCATTTAACTTTACCACCATTTGCGTTCCCACCTGTCGCCATTTGTTGAGCCATTTGAGGAGACATCATCCAATATTGGTAGTCATTTAATGCCATGACTGCCCCATATTTGTTTGTAATTCCGGGTTGCATTCTTTCTAATTGTCTTCTGACATATTCAAACAAATAATGACCCTTTTTAGCCGCTCCCTGAACTAATGCATTAATGAATCTTCTTTTTGCGACTTCAAAATTAAATTCCTCGTCGTTTTCATCATTACCTTTAAATTCAGGACTACCTAAATTATTATCTTCTTCTTCCTCATCTTCATCCCCCATTTGTTTTTTAATGTTATCCTCAATATCTTTCTCTAATCTTTTAACATCGCTAGTATCAATTTGACCCATATTAACGATATCACCTTTAAATTTCAAATATGGTTTGTATTTATCGGCAACTATTTCATCCATTACAAGGTCATAGGCCATCTTTTTTAATATTTCCTTATTATTCCCTGAATTTTCAAAGGCCTTAATCTCCATATAAATTGAATACATCATCTGTCCTAATATTGCGGGATTATTAGGTAATGCACCTCCCGTATAATTAGAAATTTTATCAGTTAGTTCTTTAACTCTTTTTTCAGATGCTTTTTCTAAAAATTGTTTTCCACCTTCAACCTTTTTAATAAATTGACTTTGTGAATGAGGAGTTTCTCCCCTCTCAATTGAAGTTTTTAATTTTGGGTCAATTGGTAGACTACCTGGCTCTAATTCAATTGGAGCTTCTTTAACTATTTTTTTTATTTTTTCCATTTTAAAAATTCTGAATATTTTAAAAATTTAGGTACGTCAGACTTTCCCATTCTTGGGTCAGGTAAATCCTCTTCATTTGGTAAGATACTTGGTCTTACTCCAGGTTTTGTTTTTGGTTTTGCGGGAGCGACTTCAGTGTCTCCTCCCATCCTTGGGTCTGGTAGGTCTTCTTCGTTTGGTAAAATACTTGGTCTTACACCTGGTTTTGTTTTTGGTTTAGCAGGTGCAACTTCAGTATCACCACCCATCCTTGGGTCTGGTAAATCTTCTTCGTTTGGTAAAATACTTGGTCTTATCCCTGGCTTTGTTTTTGGTTTAGCAGGTGCGACTTCAGTATCTGAATTTTCGAATAACATATTTAAAATTTCTTTTTTTGAGATTTCGGGTCTAAGATTCTTTTCAATAATAAACCTAAATTCTTCTTCTAACAAGTGCTCCGAAGGACTTTTACCCTCTTTAACACCCGTAACACATTTTTCATATTTATTCATTTGTTTTTTAGACCACTCACTTCTTTCACTAGTTCCAAATTCTTTACCTAAAACAGAAGTACAAATAGACCATGGATTCTTTTTACTATTTTTTTTACCACCTTCTTTCATTTCAACATTTTTACATTTAGCATCTTGTGGATTCTGTAAACAATAATTGGCAGTTTTAACGTCAGAAGGATTTGTTTTATCTAAAACAGTTTTAGTGACTTGGGTAGCCTCCTTTGATTCTTTTTTAGATTCTAAAATAAAGTTCTTAAACAATGTCGATATTTCCGATTCGGTCATCAACGATAATGTTTTAGAATTAAACCCTATTTTTTCTAATTTTTGTTTTGGTGTAATTAATTTCATTTTATACTATTTTTTCAAAATTCAAAATTAAATCTTTTGAATATAATTTATCTTTAGTGTCGCTCTCACTATCTCCGTATCTAAAAACCAATCTATCGTCAATGTCTTTATCTTTCTCCCATCCCAAGCATATTACTCCATCAATAGCGTCTCTCATACTGAAAAAATCAGAGTCTTGAACTAACTCTAAATCAATTCCGCCTTCAGACAATACTCCAACACTATCAATAAATTTTAAATCAGGTGATTTTGGATATCCATTAGATGGTTCGTGGTCCCATGTTTCGTCCCAAATTTCGGAAGAATTTGAAAATATAAATTCATACCTATTTTGTCCTTTATAATTGGTACCAAGTCCATTAATGAATACTAATTTATTCATATAATTCTTCCTTTTGGAGATACTTTTAATCTAATTCCATTATTCTCAAACACTAAATTCTTTTGATTACTTCTACCGATGAAAAGTAAATTTGGTGATTGCTCAATCAGACTTTCAGAAATATTTTTTTGAATTTTTGATACTGATAATTCTGAAATTTTCTTTAAATTAAAATTATACTTTTTGTTGTTTTCTTTTTTTTCATCTTCAGATAAGATAAAATACTTTTGTAATATTTTATTTACCTTAGATTCGTTAACTCCGTAAATATTTTCCATTGGGGATGCAATTGATGACTTAATACCCTCACTTGATTCACCAACTTCAGAATTAACCTCCATTTCAGTGTCAACATCTGCTTCAAAATCATCAGATGGTAAAGACTCGTCATTTGAATCTGACATGCCCTCATCTTCATCTTCACCATCAAATCTTGACATAATTTCATCTTTATCATCCTCGTCTAATTCTTCTAAATTTAACGCTGATAATAAAGAATTAATTACATATTTTATATCTTTACTTGAAAGTGGTTGTTCCTCTTCGATATCTCTAATTTTTTGAGACAATTTTCCTGTTAATTTTTGAATTGACTTAAATGACACTTCATCATCTCCGTTTGATTCATCTTCATTACCTCCATCCATTTCAGGACTCATTTCATCTGAACCTAATTCATCAGAATCTATACCCATCTCCATATTTGGGTCCATGTTTTCTTCCGAATCATTTGATGGTTCAGGAGATGGTGATGGCTCAGGCATCGGAGGTGCCATATCTGGCTCCTCTTCTGGCATCTCAGGAGTTGCGGGTTTTGGAGTTTTTAAAAAATATTTTTTATCTTCATTAAATAAGGAAATGTGTTCCTCATTTTCAGTTAATCTATTAACTTCTTTTGCGACCAAATTAAGTCTTTTAAAGGCTTGTGAATATGAACTATAATGTTTTCTATTCTTCATTGGTTCAACGTAATCAACAGATTCATTTACTGTTTTTTTAATTACATACCCTAATTTTTCTTTATCTATGAAATATTTTACCCCATCAGACAATGTGATTTCATATTCTCTAGATGATGTTTCATTTATTGGGGTTGGGATATTTTCTTTATATCTTGCAATCTCCATGATTCTTGCAATTTTATCATCTCCCTGAAGTTTTTCACTACCGATTGGTCTCAACTTACTCATTTTATTTTAATTTATTAAAAAGCGCTATAACGCTAATTTATTTAGTATTTTATCAATAAATACTTCAAAAAATGTAAATTGATTATT